TGAAGATCCTCGTGGGGTTCTGTTTGAACATATTATTGGAGGTGATTCAAGTGATGGTGTGCCTAATATGCTTAGTGACGATGATACTTTTGTTACGGACGGTAAGCGACAGGTCCGAATGACGCAAAAGCGAATTGATCAACTAAAAAAAGATTCGGAGAACTCTTCATTTTTTGAGGATCCTAAATACATCCGGAACAGTACTCTTATTGACATGAATAACATTCCACAAGATCTTCAAGACAAGATCCTAGAAACTTATCAATCACAGCAAGGAAAGGGCAGAGAAAAGCTGCTCCAATATTTTATGGACCATAAACTTAAGACTCTTATGCCAAATCTAGAGGAATTTTGATGTACACTCCTGAACCGGAATCTGAATACGAGCGTTGGAAGCGTGAACAAAAAGAACGAAAGCAAAAACGAAAGAAGCGTCCACGCAAGCCAAACCAACAACAATGGCTGAACGATTTAAAGCACGGTCACTCATCCGATGATGGTGACTTTGAAAATTTTGAACGATTTGAACGATAAAAGGAATTTTATATTATGACAAAAGCAACAACAACAATTTCTAAGGACACCCTGAACATTCTTAAGAATTTCAGTGGTATTAACTCTAATCTGTATGTAAAGGCGGGATCAAAGATCACAACCATGTCTCCCACCAAGAATATTATGGCGGAAGTCGAGATTGAAGAGTCTTTTGATACTGAGTTTGGTATCTGGGATCTTAACAAGCTGCTGGGTGTAGTTTCTCTGTTCCAAGATCCAGAGTTTATTTTTGATGACAAGTACATGACCATTACCGGAGCAAGTGGTTCTAAGGTTAAGTATTTTTATTCAGATCCCAAGCTGCTGTCTTATCCAACCAAGAGCATCAAGAAGATTGATGCTGTGGTTGAATTTGATCTAACCAGTGATGATTTCCGCGAACTGTCTCGTGCAGGTGCGGTTCTACAAAACCCAGATCTATGCTTCGTATCTGATGATGATGCTGTTCTTGCAGTGGTTAAGGATCTTAAGGATCCAACCTGCAACGTGTTCTCTATTCGTGTTGGAGACAACAAGGATCAAGCAGACTTCTCATTCAACTTCAAATTAGAGAACATGAAGATGTTTGACGGCGATTATCATGTAGCCCTGTCCAAGAATGTGATTGGTCAGTTTACTCACGCCAGTCGTTCTCTAACTTACTGGGTTGCTATGGACGCAACCAGCACTTACAAGGAATAAAATGCTAACATCAAACAATTCAGTTGGTCTGCTGGTAGAAAAGTATCGTCCAGCAATCATTGATGATTGTGTTCTGCCTAAGAGTCTTAAGGATACTTTTAACAGTATTGTTGAATCCGGGGAATGTCCTAATCTGCTGCTAGCAGGCAAGCCAGGTATGGGCAAGACTACGGTTGCTCGTGCTCTCTGTGCTCAATTGGGTGCAGATTATATCCTGATCAACTGTTCGGAAGACGGTAATATCGATACTCTGCGAACCAAGATCAGGCAGTTTGCCAGCACGGTTTCTTTGTCTGAAGATGCCAAGCAAAAGATTGTAATCCTAGACGAGTTTGATTACTCTAACGCTCAAAGTATTCAGCCAGCCCTCCGTGGAGCAATCGAGGAGTTTGCCAAAACTTGTCGGTTTATCTTAACCTGTAATTATAAAAATCGAATTATTGAACCGATTCATTCTCGTTGTACAGTTATTGACTTTAACTTCCCAACCAAGGAACGTCCAGAACTGGCCAAGCAGTTCCTGGACCGTTGCCAAGGCATTCTAGAAGAAGAAGGCATTGAATACGACAACAAGGTGCTGTCCAAGGTTGTGGTTAAGTATTTTCCGGATTTTAGGCGAACTCTGAATGAACTTCAACGTTACTCTGCGGCAGGCACTATTGATATTGGAATTTTAAGTACTGCTGGCGAACTGAATGTCAAGGAGCTTATGGGGTTCTTGAAGGCAAAGAACTTTACAGAGATCCGTAAATGGGTAGCCAACAATCTAGACAATAGCCCCCAAGACATCTTCAGGAAGGTCTACGATGGCTTATACGAGTTCCTAGAGCCTGCTAGCATCCCTCAAGCGGTGGTTATCATTGGCGAATATCAGTACAAGACTGCTTTTGTGGCTGATCAAGAGATTAATTTATGTGCATTTATGGTGGAACTAATGATGAATTGTGGATTTAAAGAATGAAGCCGTTTGACTTCTTAAATTCCATAAATCAAACCAAAATTTCTTTGATGGATGAAGATCCTGGTTGCGAACGAGAATATATTTCATTTCTTGCTAATCGAGGTCTTTCTTACTTCTCAGACACCATCTTTTTAGCCAACGAGATGAACCGTCTGTCCGGTCTGGACAAGAAGATGCAGTTTGACTTTCTACGTATATCAGTTCGACCACGTAAGAGATTCAGCAAGTGGATCAAAGACGAGTCCAATGACCGTATAGACGCTTTAAAGACCTTATACGGATACTCTCACACCAAGGCTAAACAAGTAGTAGACCTGATCAAACAAGAAGATTGGAATGAAATATTTGCTATTTTAGACCAAGGTGGCACAAATACTAAAAATCCTAAATAATTCCGTATTATTAAATTTTTAATGAAAGCGGAATATAATGGAACCCGAAGATATTTTTGATGGCCTTGGAGTTGAAATTAAACTAAAATCTAAAGACGATTTTCTCAAGGTTAAGGAGACGCTTACCCGAATGGGTGTGTCGTCCAAGAAAGAAAAAAAGCTGTATCAAAGTTGTCATATCCTACACAAACGTGGCCGATACGCCATCATGCATTTCAAAGAGATGCTTGATCTAGATGGACTAGAAACAGATATAGACGACACAGATCTTGGCCGACGTAACATGATTGTAAAGCTTTTGGTAGAATGGGGTCTGGTAGAAGCTGTAGATCCAGACGAGTACAAAGAACCAATTATTTCTTTGGCTCAACTAAAAATTATTCCCCATAAAGAAAAGAAAGAATGGCAATTAGTGCCTAAATACCATATAGGAAACTCTTAATTATGCAAACCGAAGTGATTTCTTTTTATAGTGATATAGACAGTAAAACTTATTACAGCGACCACGCAAAACGATTAACACAACAGTTAACTCGTTTTAATGTGCCTCATGATATACGCGAAAAGCCATCGCTAGGAACGTATCAAAAGAACTGTTTAAGTAAACCTGCGTTTATCTACCAATTATTAGTAGAAAAACAAAAACCGATTGTATGGTTAGATATCGATTCTGATGTTCGTAAATCGCTCAACGTTTTTGATCAGTTTGAAGGAAATGCTGATGTGGTTGTTTCGTGCGCCACTAATAAATTACACGCAGCCAAAGCGTCTCCAATTTATATTTCATTTAATTCTAAAACATTAGATTTTTTACAACACTGGATGTTTATGGCTCGTCAAATGATGAATACCGGTCAGTGGTTCGATCACGAAGCTCTTATAGGAATTCTTCATACTTTTTATCAACAAGAAGGATTTAGAATGAAATTTATTGGGCCAGAATACTGTGTTTGGCCGGGTAACGAAAATGAAAATTCAGTTATAGTGATGGGCTTGGCTGATGTTGATTCTAAAAAAGAAGCCCTAAAAAATTTAGGAATGAATGAGGATTTAATAGCATGGCAGAGTCCAGGTACAAAGTAAGAGGAATTGGATTACCGTTTGAAGCTCAATATTCATCTTGCTCAAACATAAAACCACAAAAATTTGATTGGTGTTTAGATTCTGGAGATTATAATATACATGTTGATCAGGGATTATTATTTCAACCAGATAATTTAATACCAAAAAATAAAAGATACGGTTGGATTTGTGAATCTAGAAATATTGTTCCTAATGTATATAATTTTTTGATACACAATCATAAAGTTCTTTTTGAAAATTTTTATACTGCAATTTACACATGCGATCAATCTTTATTAGATTTAGATTCTCGTTTTAAATATTGCCCAAATGGAAGTAATTATCCTTGGATAAGAAAAGCAGAATGGGGAATATATGAAAAAACAAAAATATGTTCTATGTTTGCTTCTCCTAAAGTATTTACAGAAGGACATGTGTATCGTCATAAGGTAGCTAAAATGGCTATTGATAAAGGATTTGATGTATTTGGAGGAGCACACGGAACTACAAGAACAGTAATAGATCCAATGAATCCTTGGAATACAAAGTTAGAAGGTATTGGTTATTATATGTTTAGTATAATTATAGAAAATGGTAATTATGATACGTATTATACAGAAAAAATAACAGACTGTTTTGCTACTGGAACTATACCAATATATTGGGGAACAAAAAACCTACCAAGCCAATTTGATCGAGACGGTATAATATGGCTAGAAGAAGGCAAAGAAAACGAGATATTAAATTCTTTAAATGAAGATGTATATAAACAAAAACTTAAAGCAATCAAAAACAATTTAATTGCTTTATCGTCTCTAGAAATAGCAGACGATTGTTTGTTTGGAGAAATTACTAAATGATAACTTTTTCTTTTATAGGAAATTACGGTCGTTTAGGTAATCAGATGTTTCAGTATGCTGGAATAGTTGGAATTGCTAAAAAGAATGGTTATGATTACTGTTTTCCATTAAAAAATACACAAATACCAAATTGGTTTAATATAACAGCAAAAGACGCGCTTTATCAGTGCCAGCGAGCACATTTAGAAAAGTTTGGGTTTGAACCAGCAGTATTTCAGTTACCAGACAATATAGATTATTCTGGTTATTTTCAAAGTGAAAAATACTTTCAACATTGTTCTGATTTTATTAAAAATGAATTTACTTTTAAAAATAATATAAAAGAAAAAGTAGATAATTGGTTTAAAAATAAAGAATATGTTTCCGTCCATATCAGACGAGGCGATTATTTAATTATACAAAATATCCATCCTGTTGCTTCCATAGAATGGTATCGTGAAGCTATGTAACAGTTTCCTGATAAAAAATTTTTATTGTTTAGCGATGATCCTGATTGGTGTAAACAAACATTTCCAGAACATGAATTTTCTCCTTTTAACAATGAAGGAGAAGACATGTATGCAATGAGTAAATGCCAAGGACACATCATCACTAATAGTTCTTTTAGTTGGTGGGGAGCATGGTTAGGTAAAGGAAAAACCATAGCACCAAAAACTTGGTTTGGTCCTGAAGGTCCACAAGATTGGCAAGATATATACTGTAAAGATTGGATAATTTTATAATATGAAACCATTAATATTTAATGCTGATCATTTAATACCATTACAAACAATAAAAGATTTACCAGAATCTTATGAAATTCATTTTAATAGGTTTGGAAATAATCAAGGAATTGATGGTCCTGTTAATTTTTTTTCTGACGCATCTAATAAGTTTTTTGTGGACATAAACGAACCTCCGCATCCTGTTTGTACCATGACAGAAAGAGCAGAAGCAGTAATCGCTAATCAAAAACATTATACTGCAATCATAACATCTAATATTGATATTTTAAATAACTGTGTAAATTCTATAAAAATGCCATATGGAACAACCTGGTTAAACAAATCAAAAAATAATCACAGAGATGCAATTGGTATTTTTACTGAAGATTTGGGAAAATTAAAAAAAGAAAATACACTTAGTATGGTGTGTACATCACACACGAAACATAAAGCATACGAAATCAGGCACGCAATATGGAATTATAAAGAAAAAATTCCAGCCAAATTAAAATTTTATTCTTCTACTAGATATCCTGTGCCAAATAGTGAATTTCTTCCAGATGATGATAAAATAAATTTATTTTATTCAATGTATTCTGTGGCCACAGAAAATTCAAGTATATTTAATTATTTTACTGAAAAACTTATAGATTGTTTGATTACAAAAACTATACCAGTGTATTGGGGATGCCCAAATATAATGGAATATTTTGATACTAGTTATTGGATAAATGTTAAAGATACTTTAATATTCAATTATACGGAAGAATATTATTATAATAATTTACATAAAATTAATAATAATTTTGAAAAAGCAAAAGAATATTGTAAACCTATGTTAGATAGAATATTAGCAGCAACTAAGGAAATAAAATGATTATAGATATAGAAAAATTAAATATTCATTCAAATGGTGTCATACAAATTGGTGCACATCACGGCCAAGAACACAAAACTCACAAAAAAATAGGATGTACAAAATTTTTATATTTTGAACCACAAAAAGATGTGTTTAAAATTTTAAAAGAAAATATTGAAAAAGAACAAACAGAACAGGATTTTATAAAATTATATAATTATGCTCTAGGTGAGACAATCTGTATTATGGAGATGTATAAAGAAAGAGATAATACGGGCCAAAGTAGTTCTTTACTGGAACCTTATCTTCATCTAGAACAATATCCCGGAATAAAATTTACAGAAAAAGAAGCAGTAGTTGTTAAGCCTCTAGACGTAGTTCTACAAGAAGAAAATTTAAATCCACAAGATTATGATTTTTTAAATATAGATGTTCAGGGTTATGAATTGCAAGTGTTAAAAGGTTGCAAGAATCAACTACAATATGTTCATACCATTATGTTAGAAGTAAATAGAGCTCCAGTTTATAAAAACTGTGCTATGGTATACGAAATAGACGATTTTTTAGCACAATACGGATTTAAAAGAACAATTACACAATGGGCTGGTGGTATTTGGGGAGATGCAATTTACACTAAGGAGCCGCAATGACACCTTTTGTAACTTATTATTATGATTATAGCGATTCAAAGTATTATGAAAAAGCAGCAAATAATTTAAATCAACAGATACAAAATTTAGGAGGAGAGCTATTAGTTTATAATCCTGAACTTTCTGAAAGCTATAATATTAACTGTTTGCAAAAACCAAGATTTATCTTGAATACTCTACAAGAATTAAAGCAAGATATTATCTGGATAGACGCAGATTGTCATATGAATTCTCTGCCAACAGAAATGGATTCTATACAAGAAGACATAGGTTTAGTTATACGAACTCATGACATGAAAACTCCACACAGTGCAATCATTTATTTTAAATATAACGACAAAGTGTTGTCGTTTGTTAAAGAATGGTTGGATAAATGCGAAGCAGAAATAGAGAATGTAAACATGGGGAAATACGATGGAGGAGATCATTGTAAGTTAATAGAAACTTTTAATAATAGAACCGATTTAACATACGCGCTATTTCCTCCGACAATAGCATCATCAAATGATAGACGCTCTAAAATATTAATAGGAATTAGTCCTGGTGGTTGGGGAGTAGAAACAAGAAAAGTAAAATGAAAACTATTAATTGCATAAACACCAAGCATCTTGGTGATTGTATACAAACGATTCATTTTTTAATAAATGCATCTGAAAAAAATGATGTGATATTTAATTTTATTTGCAATCCAACATATCATAATCAATTACAAGAATTATTAGTAAATCATAAAGAGCAGATACGTTTAATAAATTTTATTAATCCCGCAGAAACTTGCATAGAAATGTGGGTTGCTGGATACGGTAATTACGGAAAAATAAATGAAGAGTCTATTAAAATAAACGGTTATTTAGATCAGGCTACTTGTTTTCTTATGCATTGGATTAATGTTTCAGATATAATGAACATTAAATGTCCGTTTGCCACTAAAGCTGATTTAATTTTTAATCAGTCTGTATTACAAGAAGAATGCAAACACAACCAACAATACGATTATCTTTTTATAAACAGTCAACCTTTAAGTTTATTATATGAAAACTTCAACGAAGAAAGTGTATCATTTTTACACAAACTAAAAGCAAACAATAAAACAGTAATAACAACTAAAAAAATTGAAAACTATCCGTGCACATTAGATTATGGTCTAACAGTAGTCGAAATAGGAAAACTGGCAAAAAACGTTAAAAATATAGTTTCAGTAAATACTGGTCCTTTGCACTTAACTATGAATGAATGGTCTTTGCCTCGTATAAATACTTTTACTATGTGGTCTCCCAGTGAGACGTTTGGTTATAATGATAAATTTAAAACAGTAAAAAGTTTAGGAGAATTAGATGAGAGTAATTTTTAGTATTATTTTAAATGGTTTGCATCACTTATTACACAACGATCAATATAAATTTATTTTAAATAATTGTGATAATTGGATTGTTGTTGAAGGAGCATCACAACCAAACGGCAGTACAGCTTGGTGTAAACCTTTTCCTAACGAATACCATAATAATGGAGGAAGTACGGACGGTACTCGTGAGTTTTTATCTGAACTAGCTCAACTAGAAAATAAACTAATATACGTTCCATCAAATGGTTTTTGGGAATCTAAAGATGTTCAAGTTAATAAAGCTATAGAAGAACTTAAAAAAATAACAGATAAATGTTTTCTTTGGGAATTTGATATAGACGAACAGTGGTCATCAGAAGCAATGGATCAAGCAGAAAAAGAGTTAATAGAAAACAATTTAAAAACAGGAAAATTTAGAGCAGATTGTTATGTTGGTAAGAATCTATTAGCTGTAGGAGAGTGGGGAGAAGCATTTAATGGTGGATATAATAGACTCTGGAACTGGGAGGGAGAGCGATTTGCTCGCCATGAACCACCACTATTAGAAGGAATATTAGATGAACGATCCGCAATTTTAACTCCCAGATTCAATCATTACAATTATTATTTCGAAAAGGATGTTAAGTTTAAAGATCTTTGGTATAGCGGCCACGAACAAATACACCATCGTTGGAAACTAATAAATGCTCTACCAAAAGAACAATTTCCAATACACATTTCAGCATTAATAACTGGTGGTTGGGGTCGGACAAATAGTGGTATAATATGGAAAGATATTTAAATTATGTTTAAAGAAATACACCTTTTTAATGATTGGCACAACGGAGACATACATTTGTCTCGTGGAATTATAAAAAATGTAATGCAGCATTATCCTGAAGCAATTTGTTTCTTTCACCATAAACATGGAAATAAATCATTACAAGATCTGCCTGTAATTTATTCGGAAGAAATAATAGATTATCCTGATATAGTAACTATAATAGATGATAAATTGTATATTAATACATGGATGGGTAAATTCCTTCCAAATGGTAAACAATTATGCTCATGGGGATGTAATTGCGAATCAAATAAACAATTATTAAATCATATTTTAGAAGTTCTTGGGAAAAATAAATTTCCAATAAATGAATTAGATCTTATACCATTTATTGATTTTTCTAAATTTGATATAAAAAATATTAATGATTTTTTGAAGAATAATACAAATAAAAAAATATTAATATGTAATGGTGATACAATGTCCGGACAAAGTTATAATTTTTCATTTGCTCCATATGTAATGAATTTAGCTATACAATACGAAAATATAAATTTTATTTTGACCCAAAAAGAAAATATAGTTAAAAATAACATATTTTATACTGATGATATTATAAAACAACCTAAATCGGATTTAAATGAAATTGCATTTTTAGCTTTAAATTGTGATATAGTAATAGGACGTGGTTCTGGTCCTTTTGTGTGTTCACAAATATTTGAATCATTAACGGATGAAAATAAAACTTTTATTTCATTTTCAAATAAAAGATTTGAATCATTCTTAACAGAAAAAACAAAATGTAATAAAGTTTGGTCTAATAATTATTCTCCAGAAAATATTATGAATGTGTTGATTACAGAACTAAATAAATTAGAAGGATAACTATATCATGTATATAATAGCTGGCTGTAATACAAAAAATGGAACAATTGGTGATGACTCAGCAAGAGGAGAAGAATATTTTGAATTAGGTTGGGAATTAGTATTGACTCGTCTATGTGTAGTATCTGGATTAAAAAGTAAGTTATTTGATCCGGAAAAAGATACTATAGTAACAATAAACACAAGACAATTTTTATATAGTGGATTGTTTAAAAACGTGATATCATATCAAGAATTTTTAACATTAAATGTAGATAAAAATCAGGTTTATGATTTAACGCTTGATGTTGGTAATTGGGTGGTTTATAATAAACTAGATACTACCGCTAACAAATTATGGACATCACAAAAAGATTTTATAAATTCTAACTATCTTTATACACTAAAAGATACTCCGGAAATAGGAAAATTTAATCTAATAGATACAAAAAACATTCTCAAAGACAATAATGATTTTTGTTGTATGGTTGTTAGAAAACGAGATCACGTTCCTGGAAGAGGACTATCTGATCAGCAACTAATCGACTGTTTTAATAGATTATATGATAAAAAATATACAACGTATATAATGGGCAAAAGTGCAGAATCATATGAAAATAAAGAAAAAAACATATATCATATCTCATTACAAGAAATGACTTCGTTAATAAATGATCCAAATTGCAAGGGATTAATAACTCCTTTATCCGGTGGAGGGATGATTAGATTTTTTACAGGTGTATGTCCAATGATTACTTTTGATATGACCGGCCACTATTCAGATACTCATCCATTAATGTGGGGAAATCCAATTAATTTTACAGGATTATCTTCATCTAATTGGAAATTAGTTAGAGGATATGAACCAAATATTTTAAATTTTATTTAATCATGAAAACTAAAATAGGCGCAAATCCAGGAAGTAGTGGTTTGGGGGATGTAACACTAATGACTGCTGTGTGTAAACATTTTCCAAATTTAACAGTTCAATTACACCCAGACTATGAAAAACTTGCCTTTTTATTTAAAGGTATCTGTGAAAAGGTAGAGCTAACAGTAACACCAGTACACACTAAAGGATTACGAATTCCTAATGTTACGTATAGTGAACGTATGCTTAGAGAATTTGATTACTGGGGAGATGATACCACTCCATTCATATTTACTGACAGTGAAAAATATATCAAAGCACGAGAAAAAATAAAAGACATTAAAAAGCCAATTATTGTTAAATATAATTGCTCTAAACGTTGGAGTCATGTTAGACAATATAAATTTGATTATGTTCAAAACGAAGTAAATAAATGGATAGAACAAGGATTTACTCCAATACAAACTGGTATAAGTGATAATTTTACACCACTCAATGGGTGTATTCATATTGTAGATGCTCATTTAGAAGATATAGCAGCGTTATATAAAGCTGTTGGTTTGTATTTTGGAACAGATACTGGAGATCCACAATTAATGATCGCTGTTGGTGGTAAATGTGTTGTGTTGGTACCTAGTGCAAATCATTCTGGTTATAATCCAGATGATTTTTTGCACAAAACAAATAGAATATACAGACAAATTGTTCCACGAGAACATATGCTTTGGTGAAAAAATGAATTTTCTTAACAATACAATTAATAAAAATAACGAATCTATACTACATTTAGTGGAAAATATAGATTTTAAAAAATTATACAAATTATATGAGTTATTAAAGGATGAAAAATGTTTATATTTTTCTGGAGTTGGTAAAAATTACCATATAGCTAATATCATATCTTCTACATTTAATTCATTAACCATAAGATCTATTTGTGTTGATCCAGTACATGCGGTTCATGGTGATATGGGATTGATACAAGACAATTCTACAGTTATATTAATATCAAAAAGTGGAAATACAGACGAACTTTCTTTCTTCTGTGATAAAATAAAGTCTAGAAATTGTAATAGTAAAATAATATTACTTCATTCAAATAATAATGCAAAATTAAAAAAATATTCAGATTTTGATCTTTATGTTCCTTTTTTAAAGGAATGCGATCCGTGGAATAGAGTTCCTACCTGTTCTTTAATTTCCTATCTTATAGTTTTGCATAGCATTGCTATGGAAATAGTAGAGTACAAACAAGTAACAGTAAAAGAATTTTACAAAAATCATCCAGGTGGGGACATAGGAAAAAATTTAATATGAAAATTATTATTCAAGCCGGTGGTCGTGGTAGTAGGATGAACAATCTAACCACATTAAAACCTAAATGTTTAGTTCCAGTATTTGGTAAACCTATACTTTTTCATTGGTTGGACATGTATCCTGATTATGAATTTATAATTATATGCGATTATAAAAAAGAAATTTTAAAACAATACACAAATAAATTCAGACCAAATGCTAAACTTATTTTTGTTGAAACTGAAGAAAAAGGAACATGTTCTGGAGTTAAACAGGCATTAAATTATATAAAAACAAAAACTTCATTTGTATTTACCTGGTCCGACTTAATTCCTTTAGAAAAACAAGAATTTATAGTACATGATATTAGTATTGGATTAACTTCTCAAGATTGTTCTTTTCCGTGTCGTTGGAAATATGAAAACGAATTAAAAGAAGAAAATAATACAATTAATGGTGTTGCTGGTATTTTTACTATAGCAGATAAAGTATTAATACAAGACATACCAGATTCTGGTCCTTTTACTGATTATTTGGTAAATACAAAAAAACAAATTAATAGTTTTTATATAAAAAATATGGTAGATATTGGAACAGAAGAACAGTTTAAAAGGCATCATACAAATAATAGATTTTTTAATGAAGTTACAATTAAAGAAAACACAGTAACAAAACGAGCAAAAATTAAAGAATATGAAAAGTTAATACTAGACGAATTGAACTGGTACAATCATGTTGCTTCGCTTGGTTTTGAAAGAATTCCTAGAATACTTTCTTCGTCTCCATTTATTATGACCAAAATAGATGGAGTAAATCCTTTTTTACGGGAACCATCAGAATCATTTTTAAAAGATGTGTTACAAACTCTTAAGAAGTTGCATGATTTACAATCAGCTGCTGTTGATGTGTCTGAGATGACATTAGTATATAAAGACAAAACATTTGAAAGAGTAGATTCGGTTAAAGATTTAATTCCATTTATACAAAATGAAACAATTAATATAAATTCTAAAATTTATAAAAATCCATTTCATTCAAAAAATAAACAAGAGTTTACAGATAAAATTTTAAGTGTGTGTAATGTGGATATGTTTGCCCTTATTCACGGAGATCCAACATTTTCAAATATGATTTCTTCAAATAATCAAGCATACTTAATAGATCCTCGTGGTTATTTTGGAAAACAAAAATTAGTAGGTGACCCGCGATACGATTACGCAAAGTTGTATTATTCTTTTTATGGAAACTATGATAATATAAATTCAAAAAATTATTTTATTGATATTAAAGATGATTGTGTAATATTTAATATTAAAGATCACGGCTGGTCTGAACTTGAAGATGTATTTTTTAAAAACATACCTTATACTAAACAAGAAATTAAATTATTACACGTTCTTATATGGTTTTCTTTGTGCGGCTATGTAATTGAAGATTATAGTTCAATCTTATTGGCTTTTTATAATGGAGTTAAATTATATGGCGAATTATCCTAAACTAAAAAAAACTTGGATATTTGATTTAGACGGAACTTTAGTAGTTCATGGTGGTTACATAACTGGCAAAGAAGTTAAATTACCTGGAATAGATGAGTTGTTTAATAGTATTCCCAAAGATGATATGATAATAATAGTTACTGGTCGTCCAGAGAATGATAAAGAATTAACAATTAAAAATTTAAAAGAACTAAACATTCGATTTGATCATATAATATTTAATGCAGGAAAAGGTGCACGAATAATAGTAAATGATACCAAACCGAGTGGTTATAAAACTGCACATTCTTTTGGAATAACAAGAGATGCTGGTATAAATAAAGACGATCTTACATTTTTTATGGAGTTATAATGATTAAAAGTGCTTTGATTATTGGCGCAAACGGCCAAGACGCTTCTTATCTTGCAGAGTTTTTACTAGAAAAAGGTTATAAAGTTCACGGAACTATACGTAGAAACTCTGTTCCAGAATCGCAGACAACTCGCATAGAACATTTACATCAAAATAATTCTGTGACTTTGCATTATATGGATCTGATTGATCCAATCAGTGTTGATTCAGTAATTAATAAAACTCAACCAGACGAGATATACCATCTTGGAGCACAATCACACGTTCAAATTTCATTTGATCTTCCAAAATATACTTTGGATGTGAATAGTGGAGGAACACTAGCAGTTCTTGAAGCTGTTCGTAGATTTTCTCCACACTCTAAAGTATATCATGCTGCTACTTCTGAAATGTTTGGTAATTCTTGTGATCCTGATGGATTTCAACGAGAGACAACTCCACTAGTTCCTGTTAGTCCGTACGGTTGCTCTAAACTGTACGCACACACTTTGTGTAATAATTATAGAAATGCGTACGGCATATACGTGTGTTCTGGTATTTTGTTTAACCATGAATCACCCAGACGAGGAATAAACTTTGTAACAAATAAAACCGTACTAGAAGCAGTCAAAATTAAATTAGGAATGTCGGATAAACTAGTTCTGGGTAATCTACATTCTAAGCGAGACTGGGGCCATGCCAAAGATTACGTGGAAGCCATGTGGCTGATGTTACAACAAAAGACACCTAAAGATTTTGTTATAGCCACAGGAGAAACCAGATCTGTAAAAGAAATGGTGGAATATGTGTTTGGTAAATTAGGTTTAGATTTGGAACAACATTTAAAAACAGATAAAAAATTTGAACGACCAGAAGAGTTAAACTATCTTCGTGGTGATTCACAACTTGCTAGAAATATATTGGGATGGAAACCAAAATACACATTCGAATCAATGATGGACGAAATGATTGAATATTGGTTAAAGGAACTAAAATGAAGTATATTATACAAATAGGAGCCGGTAAAGGCAATGATCACGTAAATGATTTAATTAAAAATAATAAAAGTGAATATTTTGGTGTATTTGTTGAACCAAATCCATTTATTTTTAAAAATTTAACAGAATCTTATTCTTTTTCTGAACAACCATATATTTTTGAAAATCTTGCTATCTCTACTAATACTGGAGAAGTGATAATTTATTTCAATGATATAGATGGTGTATTATCAGACTCTGCGCACAGTTCTATGAATTTGTACCATGTTTTAAGACACGGAAATCCACCAGAAAGAATAACACCTAAAACAATACCTTGTATAACTTTTGAAGAACTTCTTAAAAAACATAAATTAGAAACTGTAGAAATAGAATACTTGTTTATTGATACTGAGGGACATGATTGTGATATTATTCAAAGTATAGATTTTAAAAAATATAATATAAAAAATATTTGCTTTGAAAGACTACATACAGACGGTCCTTTTAAACAGGGAGAAAAATTTGATAAAACAAAAGAATATTTAACACAATTTGGTTACCTATATAAAGGTATAAGTCCCATGTCTGATTTTGATGTATTATTTACTAAAGGATGATTTGAATAATGCCTAAATTATGTCTGTCAATGATCGTAAAGAATGAAACTCACATTATTAAAGAGTGCTTAGATACTGTTCACCAATATATTGATTATTGGATTATTGTTGATACTGGTTCCACAGACGGCACACAAGAGCTAATCAAACAATACTTTGCCGAGAAGGGAATCCCAGGCGAGCTTCATGAGCGTCCATGGGTTTCGTTCGGTGATAACAGATCAGAAGCTCTTGCTTTATGTGACGGTAAAGCTGATTGGGCGTGGATGATTGATGCCGACGATTTTATTCAAGGCAAGTTTGAATTTCCATTAAGCATTCCAGACGAATTAGACGGATGGGCACTAAAGTTTGCTCGTGGAGAGTTTGAGTGGTGGCGTACACAAATCTTCCGTACAGGTCGTGGTTGGAAATACATGGGTATTCTACATGAATACCCAACCATTGAAAACAAACAACCGAATATCGGTAAGCTGGAAGGTAAATACGCAATTGTTGCCAGAACTCTTGGTGCAAGAAATAAAGATATAACACCAGTAGAAAAGTATAAAAAGGACGCAGAATTATTGGAAGAAGCTTTACAGAAAGATCCAACCAATATTCGATACCAGTTCTATCTTGCTCAAAGTTATTTTGATTCTCAGCAGTGGGAAAAAGCAGAAGCGGCATACGTGAAACGAGTAGAAATGGGTGGCTGGGAAGAAGAACAATTTTATTCTGCTTTCCGAATAGGCATGTGCCGTGGTCTTCAAAACAAGCCGTGGTTAGAGATTCAACAAGCGTTTTTAGAAGCTTGGAATATTCGACCATCCAGAGCAGAACCTCTGCACCAAATAGCAAAAATATATCGTTTAATGGGGCATCCTCGTTTAGGGTATCTGTTTGCTAAAATGGCATTAGACTTACCGTATCCGCAAGACGATATTCTGTTCGTGTCTGCTGACGTTTATAAATATGGAATTTTAGACGAAATTGGATCTACCGCTTTTTACGCTGGAAAGCCACATCTAGGGTATTCTGCTTGTAAGAAGATGTTAACAGAGAACCTGTTACCAGAACATGAAGTGGCAAGAGTTCAAAACAATCTGAAAGAATATTTAAAGTTTTTTGAACAAACCAATCAAATGCACGTTCTTGAACAATTAGACGAACAAGCCAAAAAACAAAGTGAGAAAAGAGTAGGTTTAAAACCTGCCAATTTTCCAGCCCAATTGCCTAAAAGAAAGTTTAAACAAAGAAATACTGTAAGTAGATAAGTCATAAATACTCGTATGACAGCAAAATACGACTTATCAATCAATAAAGGTTCTAATTTTAACTTCTGGTTGCAATACCTGACAGAAGGTAATACTGGTGTAAATTTATTACCTTACACTGCAGAAATGCAAATCAAAAAATACAGAGGATCTGATCAGCCTCTATTGTTTGCAAATACCAGAGGATTAACATACGGTTATACTGGAGGATTTACTACAGGTATAGCTGGTATTGGTGGTATTTCTTTAAACAGAAATTATGATGCCACTTCTTTAACCGGTGGAATTAATATAAAAATCGATCCAAACAGCACAGAATATTTACCTTTTGGAAAATATTTTTATGATGTAAAATTAAATATAGGAACAACATACTCTCAGAGACTGCTAGAAGGTAGAGTTTCTATACAAGACGGAGTTGTGGAATGAAAATAAAAATTCGAGAAACTTCAGAAACTTTATCTTTTACTTCTGATCCAGCAGAATTAAGATATAATTTACTAAAAATAGTTCAAGTTATAAAATATATCGTTTTATATGTGAATGATTGATGGATAAATTTAAGCAATATTTTAACTTAGACAAAAAACCAACTGTTCCTTTTGAACCTCCTTTAGAGGCAAAATTAATACCGGGTCCTCGTGGTCCTATTGGACCCATGGGGCCTCCAGGTCCTCCAGGTCCAGCAGGTGAAGACGGTTGGGCAGGTCCAGCAGGCCAAAAAGGTGATAAAGGTGATCGTGGCCCAGCAGGCCCACAAGGTCCGGAAGGTCCAGCAGGCCCCCAAGGTCCTGAAGGACCACAAGGTGAAGTAGGCTGGCAGGGCGATAAAGGTGAACAAGGTGTTCAAGGTCCTGTAGGTCCGCAAGGACCAAAAGGTGATCGTGGCCCAGCAGGTCCACAAGGTCCACAAGGCGAAACAGGTAAACCGGGTATTGACGGTAAACCCGGCAAGGATGGAGCACAAGGTCCTGTAGGCCCTGCAGGACCGCAAGGTAAAGTAGGACCAAAAGGTGATACTGGAGAACCGGGCCGTGATGGTTCTGTAGGACCTAAAGGTGACAAGGGAGCCAAAGGCGATTCTGGACCTCAAGGACCAAAAGGCGATAAAGGCAATCCGGGTGCTGAAGGTCCTCAAGGACCAAAAGGTGATCCCGGCGAATCTAACATTATTTCTGCAAATTATCCGTTAGTGTTGGAAGAAGGTGAGCTTTCGTTTGATGGATCTAAATTTAAAGACGATATCACCAAACTGGTAAAAACAAAATTAGATGCTCAAACCATAGCTCAAAATTACGGATGGCTTGCATCTAGTGGTGGCGGTGCTGTAGGAATCTACAAAAACGGTGCTCGTGTAATTAAATCAGTAAACGATATTAATTTTAAAGGTACTGGAGTTACAGTTACACGAAAAGGCAAACAGGTAGATGTAGAAATTAACACTGGTGGTGGTATACCACCAGAATCTCCCCGCACAACCACTGCTTTTTTTGTTTCTACCACAAATCCAGGATTGACAGAAGCACTAATAAATGGAGACAGATGGTATAATGAGGATTTGGGTAGATTGTTTACATGGGTCGGAGCATGGATAGAATTTTAAGGATAAATATAACATATGGCAATCAATTTTCCTGATAATCCTACTTCCGGTCAAACGTATACTTATAACGGTATATCGTGGTCGTGGAATGGTACTGCATGGGAAAAGGCGATAGGAAATTACGTAAACTTTTTGAATGGTCTTACTGGTGGTGTCACTTTAGCAGCAGGTACTGGAATAACATTAACCAGTTCTGGAAAAACTATAACGGTTGCTACAATAGTTGGTGTGGGAGCTACCGGAGCCACTGGTGCAACAGGACCTCAAGGTATTCAAGGAGCTACCGGAGCCACAGGTCCTGTTGGTAATTATGTGATATCGTTCAACGGTCTTA